ATCACAAAAATGCATGAATGTCTGTTCCCAACCTGAACGATAACGAGGCTTTCCCTTGCCCACATACTTGTGAGCGTTGGTTACTTCGTATAATCCTTGACGAAAACTGGGCATAATTATTGTCTAACGTTATGGGCAGCGTAATAGTTTGGTATCACAGTTGCCTGAATACCTAACATAGTTGCACGACTCTGAAATGTATTAAGATAATAGGCAAATACCAGTGTTACCTGAGGGCCTGATAAGCCTTCGATGGATTGTAACAATTGCATAACAGGAATTCCTGATGCAGCCGCAATTCGAAACATTGTTGTTGTGAAATTATTTGCCTGTGCTGTGGTACCAAATACCGATAATAGATAACTACGCACCGCATCATATTCCTGTGCAGGCACAGCCTGTTGATAGTCGTTGAACCTATCAAATATTTGTACGGTTAAATCAATAGCAGAATTAATAGCATTAATAGTGGCCATGAGTAATCCTTAACCGTAACTTGGATTATCTGGAGTGCCGACAAAGTTAACGCCCGCCTTTGCCTCATATTCTGAATTAAACACACTTTGAGCTACATTTGCTGATGCAACTGGAAAAATCATGCCATTTGGTGAATTAACCGCAGCCCTGGTTGCATCGGGTAAACTTTGCAACGCCTGTGAAATAGCGTCATACTGTAAAGCTGGTTGTACAATGCTTAGTCGATCTACGTTACTAAATGTATTGTATACAGCTGATGCAGCTTGCACAGCACCAATAACGTTTTGTAATCCGTTTTGTCCTGTGTTAAGTGCCTGCAGATCTTGAATAGATCCATTACGTGAACTCACTAATCCGCCCTGGCCAAATACACTTTCGTTACCGCCCGGACGAGTAATGCCAGAAGGTATAGTGTCGTAGTGTGAGGGATCGGCAAATCCAGTTACGTTAGTCGACGGTTGTCTTGCACCAATAGCGCCACTCATATATTTTACAGTTTCATATTCTATTGATACATCATTTTTCATGGTGCCGGAACCTTCGCCGTAATCATACGTGTCACTGCTCCAGCTGGTGATAACGGGATTAATCAATATCCATGCAGCAAATTTCTTTTGACTCATTCCATAAATTGTGATGTCACGGAAGAACGGTGGTTTACCATTAGGTGCAAATAGGTTATTTGTACCGCTGGAATAAGTTTCTCCCGCATACCCCCAGTCAGCAGTCTGCAGGATATCATTATATATAGAATCTTGGTAATTAAATCCATTACTAATACCCATAACTTGCCCTAGTGTTCCATTTATATTGGGAACTCGACCAGTTGGTACGTTTTGATATTGTTGAGTCGCATCTTTATAGTAATATGTGAAGTAGTTATACCACATATTGCGTATTAAATCCGATTGATCGTCATGAAAAGATATTCTACTGGCTTCATATCGAATTTTACTTTGTACTATTCTTTTGCGATTATACTGATTCATCACCGCAGTATCAATTTTAAACTTTGGGAGGTCAATACTTTTAACCATCATACCAATAGTTTCCACGGTGCCTGATCCGTATGCAGCCTGTAGTTGTGGAATTTGCCCGGTGTTTATATTGAAATAAACATGATATAAAAATTTAAGACGTGGAGTTAATTGATACCCATTGGGTATAAAAGTTCTTGCTGCGTGGGTATAGTCTTTTAGACCGGGTACACTTTCTATACCCTGCCCAAATCCCTGTAATAAACTGCTACCCTGGCCAAAATAACCTGTACCTACGCTCATATAGATTAGAATGCGTTAGTATTTACAGTCCCTGTCCCAGTAGCAAGAGTGCCCACTGTACGGGAGATTGTCTGACCAACGCCGTTGGGCTCACCAGCAGTATTAACTTGAATAGCATTGTCAAAGGTTATGGTCAATGCAATTTTTACAGCTTCGGATGTATTATAATCCATTTTACCGTAGTCAGCAGATTTCAAATAACAGCCAAGTACGTCCCATTCTTCCAATACGGTTGGCTCATTTGCGCCATTGCCACCATCAAGGACTTGTAGTTGTATTGTGAATTTATAATCGATTGCAGATGCAGCTGAACTTTGTTCCATAAAATCTAATTGTTTCTGTAGCTGTTCACCAACTAATCGACTTATATTGCCCTGTGCATCATCACGTAATGAACAGGTCATATCACCCCATGAATGTTTTCCAGCCAGTTTAATTGTACTGTTGTAAATTGGTAATTTAATTTCAGTGAAATCAACTTTTGGTCGGGAAATATCCATAACTTGTTTAGATAATTCCGTAGTAGGTGTACTAACTCCGAAGTTATTGAAGAACACACGGAAGCGGTACGACAACTTGGGCATTAACATACCCTGTGTTGATGCACTTTGCCCGTCTGCGCCCAGTGGAACAGTCATGTTAGTTAGTGAGGATGTTGCCATTTCTTAATCTCCGATATACTTTATTTAGTTAATAAAGTTGGGCGTTTCGCCCAACTTTCTTTAAGCAGCAGCCTGCGCCGCAATTGCTCCAGTGTTTTCAATACGTAATGGAATATAAATAAATTCCACTGCTTTAACTGGTTCAATTGCAATATCAACCCATAACTGATTTTGATCAATTGTAGTTGGTGTATTGTTAGTATTATCACACACCACCAGATAATCATAAAGTCCACGTTTGGCCACCAGATCAATCATCAAACTCACAATTGTATTGCTAATTTCAGTACGTGTAATCTGATCATTGGGTTCAAACAGATATTGTTTACCAATTTGGTTAAGTCGGGTACGTAGATAGCAAACCAGACGAGATACGTTGATACGATCCAATGCTGTGTTAGTTCCCTGTAATGTTTTGTTACCAAAGTTAGTAATTCCCACACCTGGAATAAAGGTAATTGGATTAATATTTCTTGGATACAGAACGTCACGCAGACCTTGTCCCACACTCAATGTTTCAAATGCACCTGTAGTAGGATTTAAATATCCCAATTGGAAAGCATTATCAACTAACCCGCGACGTGTACCAGCAGGGGCTAACCAGGGGTAAGAAACCTCATCACTGCGAATAATTGTACGGATCATCATATGACTTGGATACGTAACTGCCTCATTTCCAGTTAAATCGGTAGTCTTACAACTTGGATAGAATGTTGCGCTGTAACTATCACCTGTGGCCAAATTACCGTCGCCAGTTGGTAATCCTAATCCACCGTTATTAGATGCCCAGATAGCAATGTTATTAGGTGTCAAACGCAAAGGTGTATCAATAATGGCAAAAGCTACATTATTAATTTCATTGTTTAATGCCCTAACATTTAGAGCGCATTCTGGATAACCAGTAACTGCAATCAGGTTATACGCATTTTGCTCTTCACGAATCTGTGTATTTGAATCCAGTGACGCTTTCATAGCAGCAACGATAATTGCTCGCTGTGCATGACGTCCCATATATGGTGCTCCATCTGAGCGATTTCCAGTAGCCGAAACCCACGTATTAGTTACTGTTTGGATTGACCAATAAGTAGGACTACTGCTGGGCACATTATTCGTGCTATTTAGAATACATGCATACACAACACCACTATATTGGACATATTGGCCAATGGTGTATGCGGTAGTTGACGACCAGTCGTAAGTTGGATATGCTTGATTATTCCAAGCATCTAATTCAAATGTTTTAACATTAAAACCTGAACGACGAGTATTCCATAATAGAATACCGGTTGGTGACAGGTCTGCGTTAGGTGCATCTGGATCCAGGTAATTACTGGTTAACAAACTTTCAATTGTTGGCAATGCATCACTTACTGGATCTGTAGTGCCATTAGGTGCCCAACGTGCATCAGCAAATATAATTCCACTTGATTCTGTTGCATCTGCATTATTAAGTTGTACCCATTGCGGTACTCCTTCAATATTTTCCCAACGATATAATGCCGGATAATTTTCCAAATCGTTTGAGTCAACCCATAAGTCACCATATACTAACGGACTTTGTGATTGATCTGTTTGTGTTGTTGGTGCGTCAGTACTGATGATAGGACCTGCAGCATTACATAGTGTTAAGTTGTACCCACGAGCATCAGAAGTCACTGTTTGGTAACCGACCCATTCACCATTGCTCTGAATCATAATGTCAACTTGAGTAGGATCACTGTAATACCAGTATGTACCAGTAGCAGGATTCTCATTTGGAGTTGAATTAGATGCAACGTAAGTAAACGTTGGATCACTTACCCAGTTACTTAATCTGATACCAGCATTAATTCCATCAACGTAGTTCTGGCTACACAGGAATGTACTGGTTGTAAAGCCCGCTGTAGTAATAGGAGTACCGGTAACATTGGTAAGAACAATATCACCACCTGCGCTGTGTGTGAACACAATAGCACCTGTACTGGCAATAGTAGCACTAACATAAGGAATAGCCGCAGAGCTTACTGCTGCTATGAAATCACTTGGTGTGGTTCCTGATATTGTACAGGTTACTGTAGTATTACTGGCTGTCTCTGGTTGTGTTGCTATAATAGTAAATTCGTTACCCGACACAAAGGTTTGTGAAGTTTCATCACCAGTAACAATAGTCGGACCTGCTACGTAACGTTCATAAATTGTAAACCCAGCCGTACCATTATCAAATGGGTCATAACGACCATATAGCGTACCGGCAGAGATATTTTCACCACCTCCCGATGGGTCCAATCCATAAATCGCCAGCGCATTGTCAGCATAATTTGTCACCGGCTGAACAACAAATATACCCAGTGTAGCACTGAATTTTTTCATTACTAGGTTTGCACCTTTATTTACGGCATTAGTTTTTTGCCATACTGATCCGGTTACCCCAATAGCAGTTGTTCCTCCCTGGCTCCATGTTGGAACTTGGTAGCTAGGTGATGCTTGGTAGAATGGAATATAATTTGTACCCGCTGTGATACCCAACGTAGTAAGAACCGTGCCTGTACCAGCAGCTATAACGACTGTACCTGTAGGAGCGCCAACTCGACCACCACTAACATAGGCAGCAGTAGTAGAAGAATCGTAACTTACTGAGGTTGTTGTACATGCGGTAACTGTATATTCTCCATTGTATCCAGCTGGGGACATGTTGCTTACCGAAATTTTGCTACCAACAGCGTAAGGAGCACTAGCCTGTGTAGCAAATGTTAACGTTGCTGTTCCAGAGCTACCCGATGCTCCAGTTACTGCAATGGTTACACCAGCTGCGGTGTCATCAGCATAAATGCTTAATTGGCCACCTACATTACCTGCATATACGCCAACTAAAGCAGCAGAAGTAATCGCATTAGCGATACCAGTAACTGTATTATTTGGACTTGCTGGAACTGTAATAACTGTGCCGTTAACTATAAATGTTTCTGCGGCAGTTATACTTGACGGAGTATTAACACCCTGTACTGTTGCCCAGGAAGATTGCCATTCAGTACTACCCAGTAATACCCATGTATTATATAAAGAATTGATTCTAGAATCGTTTGATTGCGTAGATGTCGGACCACCACGTTTAAAGTAAACGGGATTGGAAGTATATGTTGCTGTTACCGCATAATTTCCAATACTACCATAACTTTGTAGCGGCACCGATGAACTAGGATTTAAATATTCAACGTCTGTTATTACAGTTGGAATTTGGTTAGTAAATGTGCTGGTAACATCATTCCATTGGAACAATCCCCAGGCGGTATTTGCTGTGTCTAACCAATAAGAACCACCAACTGGATTACCCGTTGGGCGAGTTAAACTGGCACTAAGCGCAGCCAGGTCAATATCAGCACGTAGCACATAACATTGATTAGTAACACCAAGAGCAGAATAAGCAGCTAATAAGCCGTATTCATTAAGCTCGTATCCATTGATAGGAGTACCATTTGTAGTGGTATAGAAGAATGGGACTCCGTAGTTTGCGGACAATGCACGTTGGCTAGATGCCAAGAACAATTGATTAGCATTGGCGGCCGTTGTACCAGGAGCGACCCCTGTACCATCTGAAGATAGTTTATTTGCCGCGGTGGCAATAACCATCAGCGGCACTGAATTTGTTGCGGCGGGTAGGTACTGACTTTGGTCAACTACCGTAACTTTTACACCTGGGGATACTAATGTGCTAGACATAATTTAAATCCTTATAATTAATATACAATATTTAGTTCATAACTGAAAAAGACACTGATAACCGTACCCTACTTAGTAGGTTTTGTGGTAAATATCAGTATGAGACCTATTTGTAA